TCTCCATAGCACGCAAATTCCACGTGCCCTGAAGCAAATAGTGCGTCCATTTGACGCCTTCGAGAGGGATTAGCCTCATAAACAACTTCAAAGTACCACCAAAAGAGAAAACCTGCAATCCAAGAATCACCATGAGACGTATCCCATGCGCCTGAGGGCATACATCCGATTATCATTTTCCAGATGTCGCCAAAAACATGAGTCAGGCGTTGAGTGAGCCACTTCATGACCACACTCAACAAGATTCGGTAAGCCTGCGACTCGGGTGTGTGCATAGTAAAATCAAAATACACGCCACCCATGACACAATACAACTCCATCAAAGTACGATGGACTTTCATGTCATAGTTTTTAAAATCACCATCAAAGTAACGCATGGAAGGATTATCAGCTTTAAATTGCAAGTAATAACGTAACGCACCACCATGCCACCAACGCAGACCAATCTTTATCATTCTGCCCCTCTCAATACGGGATCGAAGCTTAAATAGATGCTGCTCAAGGCACAAACCTGTCATGAAACCAATATTGAATATTCGGAATTTCTCGAACGCTTCCGAATTGGCTAACATTCCAAGCTTACCAAACCGATTAAATACTTCGGCTTTAGCCGCAAAGGTCCAGGCATCATCTTTCATTGGACGTTCTTTACCTGCCAATGCATCGGCTATCATCTGTGCAAGTTCCAATTTAGCATAAGTGGCAAGTTCAAGCTTGCGCCCCTGAAAGCAATAAACACGAAAAAATGGCTTATCAGGAGTTGGTTCCATAACTCGACGCCTTCCAGGTCTAGGACCAGACGACGATTCAGGCGGGAGGCTCAACTTCACAGGGTAAAACGGTGTGTACTTCTTGGTCTTAAAGTACTTCTTAACACCCATAAAAGTGAACATACGATCTAATGCTTTCGGTATCAAGTGGGCATGGGACTTATACGTTTGGGAGGCCTCAACAGTTGGATTATCAAATCTCACGATTCCCTTCGCCAATTTATGCGGATACAACCCATCAAGAGCATGGTAAGTGTAGGCGCCACTCGGTCCACCAGTGTAAGCAATGTTGTAGGCAGAAAGGTTCTGAAGGCAAAGGACCAACAAAGGCGGAACACTACGAGTTTCCCAGGGGACAC